GAAATGTTATCGGGTATTGGAATCCGATAAGAATTGAAACTTTCTAAGCAAGTTTTCGATATATATGCCATGACGGGCTGACCCGTTCTGTTTTTGTTCCTATTCCTGATTTGGAATAATTCACTATAATCTTTTTCCATGGGGAATATATTCTCCCCATCAAAATTTAAACATTGTATTGCCTTGTGGCAATATTTTATTATGCAATCATTCATCCCACCAATAATGTGGTATGGTAATAAGTATCCTCCACCATTGGTTAGTGGAGATAATTTCCATTTGTCTCTTATATATTTACCATATAAGGACCAGTACATTAAGGCTCCATGTTCGAACCTTGAAATATTTATTATTTGATCCTTTCCGGGTGAAAGGAATGATCTTTGTTTTTGGAAGGCCTCAAGTCTTCCTTCTCTACTTTCGTCACCTGTGCGGTTGACTTCACCACTTTGCCAGTTAAGTAATTTTAACTTGACTAAATCGATATAGAGATATTCTCTTTTATCTCTTTTCTGAAAATAGTAAGAATCTTCTTTCTTACGAAAATTAAACATAAGGTCTTCACAATAAAAACCTATATCAGATATCATACAATCTATTTCTGAGATTGTATAAGTCATTTCATTCGCCCAGTATTTGTACGAGGCCAAGAATGTTTCTGCATCGTCAGGATGGCAGCAAGTTATCATATCATCTCCACATATCGCGGATTTGCATCTATATTTGAGCGTTTGCTTCGCTCTTCTTACAAGTTCTACATTCGAAATGGTTAGAATGTATTTAGTTAAACAGTCACCCATGAGGGCGGCTCTTTTTGTATAGGTGTCAGTGTCAACACCTCTTTTATAAAACACCTTCCTTTCAGATAGGAAGTTTGTAGTAATACAATTGCGGATCGTCTGTCCACAATTACAACTTTTAAAGAGAACTCCCAAGGACTTCTCAACATGAGATAGATGGAGGTTGTCTGTAGCCTCCTCAAAATCTGATAACACGAATGTACTTCCGTGCCTATCTATTTGAAATAGAAAATTGCCATCTATTGAGCAATTTAAATAAAAACTCCATAAGGACTTTTCCTCTGAAAGTCCAGCTTTTGCTTCTGGAAGCCTTAAACAAGCTTCTAAAAATTGGTGTCCCATAGCTGAATTTATGAGACTCTGTCTTTCGCAACCCGCGCTTATGATACGGGCTTTTGCAGGTTCTAAAACTGGGGCGACAAATATGTCACCCCTACATTCCATTTTTTCGTCACGAGTGGCGAACCAATACAAATATCTTCCTAGGAGAATTTTACTCCAAGGTAATCTTTCTATTTTGGATATCTTTATAGACGTCCCTTTTCTAGTTGAGGCATGCAACCACGGCTTACCTTCAGTATCAATAACATCATTTGATATTTTCACAAATAAATCATCCTCATCATCTTCACTGAAATCGAGGATCTTCTTAGTATAAATCTCGTCTGTCATCGGATCGACAAACTCATAATCTTTTTGAGGAAATCTTAACATCTCCTCTATATCATCTCTATAAGTCTTGAACTTACCTTCGCCTTTTGTGCCGGTCCTCAGACCAGCTCTAGTGCTTAGGGTGGGCCTAAATGACCTGCCCGAGATCTTTTCTTCAAACTCACTAAGAGTCTGATAATCAAAAGAATATCTTCTGTCCTCATCCTTGAGGACAGTATTTTTCCATTTTTCTAGGGCCCTGAAGCCCATTTCAGTTGAGGCATCAGCAAGACACCTCGTTTGTAAAATTTGGGATACCCTAATGATAAGGTCCCTATCTCTATATGTGTCCACTCTTTCGTGGATCTTGTTATATTCTACCACTGCAGGTAGTCTATTTATGAATTGTAGGCCCTTTTTGGCCTCTATTTTCTTTTTGGTTAGGAAACATTTCCTTAACCTCTTAATTTCACTTTTCCATCTTTCGGAAAAGTTAGTAAAGTTCTGTACGCAATCGCTTATTATCATGCGATTGATTTTATCAGTTGTAGAGTAATCAATACTCTGACCTTCTTTTAGGGATAATAGAATCCCACTCATAATCATATCGGAAGTCACAAAAGCCTTCTTGAATTTTGTTAAGACAACCCTTTTGCTGTCTTTGTTGTTTCCCCTTTCCCATATGGAATCGGATAATCTTGCATTTGAATAAGACTTTAACAGTCCTATAGAATTTTTCTTGGACATTTGTCCAAGATACATATTTTCACCTGTAATTGATTTCAGGTTATCAATAAACAAATTGATGGTCACGGGATCATCTAAGTAATGCTTATTTATGTCATCAGTTTCGATGACATTAAGGTCTTTGGTCCACTGAATGATCAGTGTTGACAATAAATTAGATGTACAAGGAGTACATTTTATGCGACTACGGGGTCGCTTGTAGCAGCCCAGGAGGGCTGCCTTCTTTTTCTTCCCGCCGGGGAAGGACCCACATTTCCCTACCATGGAACCGAACCGCGAGAGCGACGGTAATGGCAAGTCATACATGGGGGAGAGTTGTTTACGATCAACCCTCCTACAGTTTGGATAATCAGGT